GTTTATCAGGCAAAGACACCAAAGATTGTTTATGATGAACACCCACTAATTGCTTGCCTAAATCTGCATCAATGGGGGTTTACTGGCCTTAATTTTCACTTTGAAGGAACTGAGTATCCTAAAGTAAGGAATTATACTTGGCAAGAAGTCATTGGTCAGATGCACATCGTTAATAATAGTGAAATTGATTATATGAAATCTGTACCATATCGTAAGTTCCGACTAAATATCTGAATAGAGGTATACTTAAATGGCAGAAGTACAACGTAACGTTAGAATAAAACTGGTTCCTAGAAGTAAAGGAGGAAGGGTACTAAAGCCTATATATTTTCCTGCAATAATTACTACAGACGACAATACTGGTGGTTTTAGATTAAGTGTTAATGTTGCTGATGAAGATGCACCACAGGCTGATTATAGGCAAATTGCATACATGAATGGAATTTACTCACCAGATAAGAAGGATTCCGTTTCTGTAAGTTTTGATGATAAAATCAGAACATACGATGCTAATGGACCAATTTTTGTAGGTGATGGTATAGATGATCTTATAACATCACTTGAAGTTAATAATAATCTAGGAGAACTTGAAAATGAAGAAAACTACACCAGAAAAGAACTTATAGTAAATGGTATGCATTATGGTGAAAGTGACCAGGGTTATTTACAAGCAAGAGAATTATCTGCAGGCATATTTAATGAAAAAGCAACAGTCGAAAGAAGACAAAAAGTTGTAGAAATAGCGGGTAATGAGAGATATGCAACTACACCAACTCCAGAAGAGATTGAAAAAGAGAAGAATAAGAAAACGGGTGAGACAGAAGATGCAGGTAGTGACGATGAAGATATAGAAACAGAACCAGAACGGCAATGGGACGGACGATTTGACATAAACCCAACAAGCGGATTTGTGCCAAAATTTGCTGGTGGAAAAGATTTAGGAAAAGGAATTCTTTCTTATCCAGAAAATTTGGCAGCAAGTCAACAAGATTATTTAAAAATATCATGTTTCGTTTATGTACCTCAAACATTAGAACTTGGTAGAGTATCATCACCATCTGGAGCATCTCTTGGTGGGAAACAGGGTCCTACTGTATACCTGCCTATCACTGGTGCTTCTGATTCCAATAATGTTGGATGGGGAGAACAAAATGCGAACCCCCTTAAGATAGGACTATATCAAGCTGCAGCATCATTTATAGATGCTGGTGGTATGGAAGATTTGGGAAATGTATTTTCCGATCTTGGAAAATCTGCTATGGGACTTATATCTGAAAATGAAATGCTAAGACCAGCAATTAAATCTTATTTTGCAGGTCAAGCAGCAGGTGTAAATGGAATGTTAGCCAGAACAACTGGTGCTGTATTTAATCCTAACATAGTTTTACTATTCAATAGTCCAGAACTAAGAAAGTTTTCATTTACATTTAGAATGTCTGCTAGAAGTCAATCTGAAGCAACACAGATACGAAAAATTATTAGATTTTTCAAACAATATAGTAGACCAGGAACATCAGGAAAACAATTATTCTTAACTACTCCAAATGTATTTACAATTGAATATAAAGTCCCAGGAAATAATGGTATACATAAGTCAATTGGACAACCAAAAGGTGCCTGTGCTTTAACATCAGTTGGTGTAAATTATGTGCCTGATGGAAGTTATATGACATTTAATGATGAAGCAAGAACGATGACTTCATATGATCTTACTCTAAGCTTTAGTGAACTTGAACCAATATATCAAAGTGATTATATACAAGAAGCAGATCACATAGGATACTAATAAAATGTCAAACTATTTTAACAAAGTTCCAAACTTCAAGTACACCAATCTATTAAATGATGGTGTAGACAATAAAACTCAAGTCAAAAATCTTTTCCGTAGAGTAAAACTCAGAGAAGATTTATATGAAAACCTAAACTTCTTCACTAAGTATTTTATTATTGGTGATGAAAGACCTGATCAGGTAGCAAAAAAACTATATAATGATTCCAATTTAGATTGGGTAATCTTAACTGTCAATAATATGTTGAATATGCAAAGTGAATGGCCAATGCCTCAATTAGTTTACAATGATTATCTACTTGAAAAGTATGGTTCATATGAAGAACTCAATGAATCTCATCATTATGAAAGTAAGAGGGTGTTTAATTCTCGTAATGAAACTATTTTTCCTGCTGGATTAAGAGTTGATTCAACTCATCAGGTTTCATTTTATGATAGAGATTTAGATGTTCAGGTTACTATTTCTGATGCTGCATACAGAGTTACAAATTATCAATATGAAGAACGAGTTCAAGAGAAAAAAAGATCTATCTTTATTTTAAGACCAGAATACTTAAACATTGCTATCGAAGATCTAGAGGAAGCAATGACATACAAAAAAGGTTCTACCGAATATGTCAGTAGAACCTTGAAAGATACTGAAGATTTATTTGAATAACAAACTATAATATGTTGCAATGACTAAGAGGGTAAGACATACCCTCTCATAAGTCCATCTCATTCCTCAGCAAGTTTTTGGAAGTAAGACAGAGCATCATCCTCTTCTTCACTGTTGGAAGTGTTCTCTAGTGAAGGAAGAACGGGTTCTTCTTCACGGAACTTAGGAGTAAAGGACTGACCCTTACGTTCTGCTTCAAAGGATGCTTCCTCATCCAGGGTTTCAGGATCTTGATACTTGGGTACACCACGGGTGCCAAGTACATAGTCAAGACGCTTCTTAAGATCCTCATAGGTCTTGAATTGATCAGCAGCACTCAGAGCAGAGAGTGAATACTGCTTCTTCCAGATTGCTTCTAGTGCATCGTCATCATCCAGTAGAGGACCAGGACGATCAAACTCAGAAGAATCATAGTTCCAGTAACCCGCAACCTTCTTGATCTTCAGTTTGAAGTTAGCACCCTGCCAGAAGTCAAAGGGATTAATAGGTTGCTCATCTTCAAATTCGGGTTGCATTGCTGCCATGATCTTATCAAAGATCTTCTTACCGAACTTGTATAGGAAGACTTGACCTTCGTTGGAAGGATTTGCAGTGTCCTTTACGACATAGATGTTTGCATAGTAAGACAGTTTACGTTTCTGCTTACGAACAGTTTCTTTATCTGCTTCGTTACCACTGTTCCAGAGTTCACGGTTGTACTCGGAGACAGGATCCTTCTGACCGATAGTGGTGAGAGAGTTCTCAATGAACCATCCACCAGGACCTTGGAAAGCATGTGAATACATCTTTGCCCAAGGGAGTTCTTCACCATCAGGTGCAGGAAGGAAACGAATGACAGCATAACCATTACCAGACTTGTCTAGTTCTGGTTTCCAGAGACGATCATCTCCACCACTTTTGGTGCTCATTTTTTCAACTTCCTTGACCAGTTTAGAAGTCAGGGAACCAAGAGATGATTGCTTCTTTAGATTTGAAAAGGACATTCGGATTACCTCGGTGTGTTTGTATTGTGGCTTGTGTGCTCTGCAATTATAGCAGGCATTCTATTTAGTGTCAATCGTTTTCCTCTCCGAGTTGCCTCTTGAAGGATTGGATCATCCTCCCCATGTTAGAGAAGAGTGCGTTCATGTCAACGTTCTCTGGCAGACCCATCATGGTCGCAGAGTCCTTGATTCTATTCTTCATTTCAATGGCATCAGAGTCATCAGATAGTGCCATCCTCATATAGAGAATCTGTTGCTTCTCCATAAGTTTTTCAAGATCATTAATATGATTGATCTTTGCTTCACGATCCATAGATGGGAACGTAAAGACTTCAGAATATACTTTCTCTTGTAGTTTTGAAACCTCTAACATTTCATTTTGAACTACCTCTGAGTCAAAGAAACTCATAGTACTAACTCCTTAAGTATTTTTTTGTATTTAAATATGTCAATATTTAGAAAAGGGATATATTTTTTAATTCTTAGACTAGTCAATTCCCAAACAGGATCCTGTAGATCTTTATCAAATTGTTTCTTATAACCTAGAATCTTTTCTAGGATTACCATAGTTTCAATAGATACATCACCACTTAGGTATTTTTTGAGAAGAATTGGGTGTCCATTTTTGGTTACAAATAATGCATCAAACTTTTGGTTTGAAAGAATATTTCCCATCTCCTCCTTAAAGATATATGATAGAGACTGATTTCTTCTTTGCCATTTAGTATAGTTTGTATTTCCTGAACGAATAATCTCACCAATCCATAAAGTTTGTGGATCATCACATACAACAAAGTTAGAGACAAAAAAGTCTCTAACCTCATCATCATTCTTTTGTCTAGAAATCTTTTCAAACCAATACCTATCTTTTCTTTTGTAAAAAGATTGTAAGGAGGCACGAGTTTTACCACAATACTTATGATAATCGTATGAATCTTTTGTGAAGTGATTCTTCAGTCCAAGATATGTTTTATAGCAATCAAAAGGAGACATCTTAATCATATAGTTTAAAAAACCCTACGCATAAAAAATTTTGGGAATTTTTTTTCGACCTAAAATGGTTTTAAAAGTCGATTTTCAAATTGAGAGTCTAGCTCTACTACTTCTCTTCAAGAAGTTTAGTTCCATTGCTTCAAACTTAATTTTTTCTTTGAGTGGTTTGGATAGTAGTTTTGGAATAGACTCCAATTCAATCTTATTCTCTTCGCAAAAATACATAACACTATCAATGTAGTTCATGTCTGCATTCTTACTATAAATCTCTTCAATATCTTGAGAAACTTTTGCCTGAGAATAGAACTTACTTTCTAATTCTTTTTCCAACTCTGTGTTTTCTTTCTTCGGCATAACATCTGCATAGATTGGTAACATATAATAATTTCAAATCATAGTTTCATTATATCAACAAATATTAAAATAGTCAAGCAAGTTTGTCTTCAACAAACTTTCTAATGTACTGCGTTAATAGTTTGATATATTTTTCCTTATTATACTCTTCGTATACTTCGACTTCACCATTCTCACATGACATAATAATGACAAATTTCTTTACTGATAGTCCAGTAAGTTCGTGAAGCATACATGCATAGGCACAGCATTGTACGAAGTAACCATCAATCCACTCTCTGGGTTTTGGTTTTGCGGATGTCTTGAAGTCAATAATTGCGAGTTCACCATTATACTCGGCAATACAATCTACGGTGCCTGCAACCCCTAAGTACTCACTATATAGGGACCTTTCAAGAGCGTAAATATTATTTATCTTTTTTAGTTCATCCTTTGCTAGGAGATATAAGAATTCTGATAGTGGTTGAACAGAACCAGAAGGCATCTCCTGATTCTTAAGAAAGTTCTCAACAAGTGTGTGCATGTCAGTACCACGACTCGTTGCTTTCCTTGTAATGTTATTAGCTTTTTCTTCACCAACTCGTTTCCTCCATGCAGCAAACTTCTCACGATTGAAGTGAGAAGTGACTGAAGTAATGGATACAAGTTTTAGAGGTTCTTCTTTGTTTGGTACGGTGTAATACCTAACACCATCAATAGTTTCTCTACTCAGTTCTGGTAGATCGATGTCAACGTGATTAAACATTATGAATTATGATAAGGACATTGTGATCTTGCATCTTTGTCAAATAAAATTTTATTTCTAAACTTAGGATCTTCTGAAAGAATTTTACGTCTATCATCCATTGCATCTATATCCTTTTCAGTTATTTTCTTTTTAGTTAAAGAAATATTGTCATTTATATCCTGAGTATAAAATCTAATTCTATAAAGTGGATCACCTTTTTCAATATAAAGTTCTTCTTCAGGATTGCAAATCTGCAATGCAAGTGAAGATGTTCTGGGATGATTTGCAATATTAAACCATCCACCAATTGCAACAAAATTATTATTTGCAGCAGTGTATGGATGGTCTAAGAACTCAAACCACATGTAATCATTTTCAAAGTCTGTCCAAAAAAATGAACCAAGAAACTTTAATTGAAGAACTGGAAATTTCTTATCCATATCAGACACAGTAAAATCTAAAATGTCATCATCATAATCCACATTGTTTTCTAAATCTTCAAAATAAAGGATAACAGGTTTTTCATTACCAAGTTTATACTCAATAAAAGTATCCTCAATTTTCAAACTAAAATCTGATGGAGAATAACAAATGTAAGTTCTATTATGTCTATGGTTCCAAACAGGACACTGGCTATAAGTATATCCAGTATGTTTTTTTATGTCTTCTATTTCTAGATCGAAATTATACTCTTTATATCGAATATTTGGATAGCAGGAATAATAAACATTATAAGTCATAAGATGTTCAATTCATTTTTTGCAAGAATATATTCTCTACAAAGACCAGATCTAACAATATCATCGCAATCAAATTCTACAACATCTACTGAAGGCATGTTCTGTAGAATCTTCATAAAATCAACGATACCATTCTTCTCATTTGTTTTTTGTAGATCACTTTGAGTGGCATCACCGCAGAACATAATCTTGCAGTTATCACCAACCCTTGTGATTATACTATCAAGTTCGTGAAAATTCAAGTTCTGGAACTCATCAATAAGAAGAATTGCATTATCAAATGTAGTACCACGAATGAATGAGGTGCTCCAGAAACTGACTGTTCCCTGAGTTTTTAGATTGCCATAGAGCATTTCAAACTCAGCATCAGAAGGCATTTGGAACATGTACTTAACCATGTTCTTGTATGGAATCTGATACAGATTTGACTTATCTTCATGATCTCCAGGAAGGAAACCAATTTCACGGGTT